CTCAGGTCGCCGCCGCGATCGCCCTGCTGGAACGCGGATGGGGCAAGCCGGTGCAACCCATCGACGCCGACGTGAATCTCCGAGCGAGCTATGTCATTCGCGCACCGTCAGCCGTCGAATCAGCCGAGCAATGGCTTCGCCTCTACGCACCGGCCGGCATGGTCGAACCCGTCACGATCGATGACGATGGAAACACCTGACGCGGATGGACGGCTGACAGCATGGTGCCCGCAACCGGGACCACAAGCGGCGTTCGTTGATTGCCCGGTGTTCGAGTGCTTCTTCGGCGGCGCGCGAGGCGGCGGCAAAACGGAAGCCGTCATCGGCGAGTGGGCGATCCACGCGGCGCAGTATGGCGTCGATGCCATTGGCCTGATGATCCGCCGCACCCGCGTTGAACTGGACGAGACGTTCGAGCGTGCCAAATCGATCTATACCAAGATCGGTGTTCACGCGACATACAATCCTCGGCGGTTTATATTTCCGAATGGAGCGCGCATTACTTACGCGTACTTAGAGCGCGATGCTGACGCCGAGACATACCAGGGGTGGAGTTGCACGCGTGTGTATGTCGAGGAGGCGGGTAACTTTCCTTCACCCGCTCCAATACTTAAATTGATGGCGACACTACGCAGCGGTGCTGGCGTGCCGGTTGGCATGCGTCTCACGGGCAACCCAGGCGGTAGCGGGCATCAGTGGCTGCGCTCGCGCTACATCGATCCGGCGCCGCTTGGCTGGCGCGTGTTGCGCGATGATACGGGATTGGAACGGATCTATATCCCGTCGCGCGTGGCTGACAACGCATACCTCGGCCCCGACTATGTGCAACGGCTCCAGGCGTCGGGTTCGCCCGAACTGGTACGCGCCTGGCTGTTTGGTGATTGGTCCGTTGTCAGCGGCGCGTTCTTCCCCGAGTTTTCAGCCGATCGGCATATCATCGCGCCTCGATCCCTCCCCGACCACTGGGCGCGGTTTCGCAGCTTCGACTGGGGATCGGCGCGGCCGTTCGCCGTGCATTGGTTCGCCGTGAGTGACGGGTCCATTCCCGACATCGCGCGCGGCTGCCTCGTCTGTTACCGTGAGTGGTACGGCATGAAGCCGAACGAGCCGAACGTCGGGGTCCGCATGACCGCCGAACAGGTCGCCGAGGGCATCAAGGCCCGCGAACGCGACGATCCCAAACCCGCCAATGGCATGATGATCGGTGTGGCCGACCCGGCCATCTTCTCCGAGGACGGCGGGCCGAGCATCGCATCCCGCATGACCCAGGCGGCGCGCATCGTGTTCCGGCCGGCGGATAACAAACGCGTGCCGCAGAGAGGTGCCATGGGCGGTTGGGATCAGGTGCGTTCCAGGTTGGTGGGCGATGCGGACGGTAAGCCGATGGTCGTGCTGTTCAGCACGTGCCGGGATCTGATCAGGACGCTGCCGGCGATGCAGCACGACGCGAGCCGGGCCGAGGATATCGATACGGACGCGGAAGATCACGCCGCTGACTCGTTACGCTATGCGCTGATGTCACGTCCTTACGTTCGCGACATGGAACGCCCGAAGCCACGCGACAGTTGGGACGCGGCGTTCAATCGGGACGCGGAAGAACTGCGCGACTGGAGGGTGGCGTGAGCGACAAGGAGACTTTGCCTGATCATGCGAAGAGCATGAGGATGATGGGGCCTCATTCTGATATGCCGTCGTCTGTTGTGCACAAATTGTGCAAAGCGGTAACGGGTACGAAAGACTTCACGGTCGCCAGTTACGAGCAACGACAGGCTATTTTCATGGCGATGGAAGCAACGCGCGAACCTGAACAGTCGAACAGCAGGTGGCGCAATCGCGCGTTTGGTTTGTTGGCGCGCGATGGTTGGGCATCCCGATGAAATGGGGACAGATCAGGGGACGAACTGGCAATCGCCTGATAACTGGCGGAAATGCGTCAAATCGGGCGGATGGCACCTCCGCCGAGGGGGATTAATGACCGACATTCGCACACTGAGCGGCGCCGCGTTCATGCGCGCGGTCGGCACTGACGTGGACAAGTGGACCGACGCGGCGATGGCGGCGGCCGAAGATCTCGGCTTCACCGTCGAGCGGGAGTGGCTGCGCTCGCTGCTGGCGGACGCGATGGACGCGGCCAGCAAGAACTCAATCCGCGAAGTGATCCGGCCATGATGGACGAAGCGGACTTACGCGCGCTCGGCACCGACCCGGAGCAGTGGGCCAAAGCGTTCCTCGATGCCGCTGAGGTTGTTCGAAACGGATCGCGGGAAGAGCGAATTGCCTTCGTGACGCGATGGTTCGACGAAGCGATGGAAGCCGCGATTCGCGAGGTCACCTGATGTCCCAGTCGCTCTACCCCGACCCGCCAACCGCGCCGGAGGCCGCCGAGTCGTCGCGACCGAAGGGCGGCCCCGTCACCACCATCGATGTCTACCCGCGCGATCTGGACGACCTGCATACGCGCATCGTGCGATGGTTCGAGGACGCCGAGACAGCCACCAACGACGGCCGCAAGCGATCGCAGCGTGATCGCGATTACGTTTGCGGCTTCCAGTGGAGCGCGGCAGAGCAAGAGGCCCTGAAGGCGCGCGGGCAGCCGGAAATCACCATCAACTATTGCAGCCGCAAGGTGGAGTTGATGTGCGGCCTGGAGCGCAAGTCACGCACGGACCCCAAGGCGTTCGCCCGCAACCCGGCTGACGAGGGCAAGGCGGACGCGGCCACGCAGGCGTTGCGATATCTGTCGGACGACAACAACTTCCCGCTGATCAGGTCGCTGGTTTACGAGAATCTGATGGTCGAGGGCGTCGGCGGCGCGGAACTCGGCCTGGAGGACGATGGGAAGGGCGGCGCGAACATCACAATCACCGAGGTGCCTTACGATCGGCTGTTCTGGGACCCGCATAGCCGCCGGCTGGACTTTGGCGACGCGCGCTACAAGGGGATCGTGATCTGGATGGATCGCGACCAGGCCGACGAAACGTGGCCCGACGCGGAGGACATGATCAGCGACACGTTTCAGTCACAGACCGGCAGCTACGGCGACAGACCGAACGAGATCGTCTGGTGCGACAGCCGCCGCGAGCGGGTGCGGATCGTGCAGTGCCACTGGCAGGAGCGGAACGAGTGGTGGGTGGCGACACTGACCCGCGTTGGCTTCCTGGCCGAACCAATGCGGTCTCCGTTCCTGGGCAATAAGGGCAGGTCGGCCAGCGGCCTCATCATGGCGTCGGCGCACGTTGACCGGGAAAACAATCGTTACGGTATGGTGCGCGACCTGATCAGCCTTCAGGACGAGGTTAATAAACGGCGCAGCAAATTGCTGCATTCTCTGAGCGTGGCGCAGGTCATTCTGGAAGACGGCGCGGTAGCGGATGTGGACAAAGCGCGCCGCGAGGTGGCGCGGCCGGACGGCGTGATCGTCGTCAATCCCGGCCTGCGGTTCGAGATCACGAACGGCAACGACATGGCTGACGGCCAGTTCAAACTGATGCAGCACGCGACGGCGGAAATGCAGGCCAGCGGGCCGAACGCCTCGATGAGCGGGACCGACCCGCGTGAGTTGTCGGGGCGTGCCATTCTCGCGCAGCAGGCGGGCGGCGCGGCGGCGCACGAGCCAATCGCGGATACGCTGCGGATGTGGTCGCGGACGCTGTATCAGGTCGCGTGGATGGCGGCGCGGCAATACTGGGGCGCGGGGCGTTGGGTGCGTGTCACCGACGATCTGGGAACGACGAAATACGTCGGCATCAATCAGCCGGTGCGGGTGATGGACGAACTCGCGGCGATGCCCGAGCGGCAGCGCGCCATGGCCATGCAGCAGATGCAACTCATGCCGGGCGACCCCAGACTCCAACAGGTGATCCGTATCGAGAACGATATCACCGACATGGA